ATGCGACCTGCGATCGCCATGGCCCCGGCATAATCGCCGTTCTTCAGCGCGTCGCCGAGCTGCTGCTGCTGGCCGAAATTGTAGGAGTTTTGCAAGCCGGTGCCGAGCGCATTGATGCCCGACTGCGCCATCTGGAAGAACGGCGAAATCTGCGAGATCGACGGCATCGACATGGTGCAAGACCTCTCAGAGCATGCTGAACAGCGAGCCAGCCAGCGTCTGGCCGCCGCCCAGGCTCATGCCGCCCAACGAGCCCAATAAGCCGCCCGCGCCGAGCAAACCGCCCAGGCTGTTCATGCTCGCCTGCGTGCCCGCCATACCGGCGTTGGTGGCGGCCCCCGACATGATCGACATGGCCGGGTTCATCGCCGCCAGATAATTCGCGGCGTTCTGGTCCCATTGCCCGGCCTGTGCCGCCGCGTTGGCGCCGGTGACGTTCGACAGGCCTTGCCCCATGCCGGTGTTGATGCCCGCCTGCTGCGTCGCGAGATTGCTCGCCAAATTGGCGAGCTGCGAGCCCTCGCCGGTGAACAGATTGCCGAGCTGCGTGCCCTGGCCGATCTGCTGGTTGGCCAGCAAATTTTGTTGGCCGGTGGTGATGCCAGCGGCGTTGGTGCCCGCCTGGTTGGCCATGCCGCCGGTGGTCAGCCCGGCCTGGTTCAACATGCTGCCGATCTGCGAACCGGCCGAGCCGTAGGCGCTCGCCGCGGCATTGCCCGCACCCGCTTGCGTGCTGGCGAGATTACCGGCGACGCCGCTCTGGCCCGAGAGCGCGTTCAAGCCCTGCCCGGCCGTGCCCGAGAGATTGTTGATCCACTGATTCCAGCTCTGATTGGCGAGCTGGTTGCCCTGGTTCTGCAGCGCGGTCAGCGTGTTGCCCGACCCGGTCATACCCGCCGCCGAGGCGTTGCGCATCACCGCGTTCATGGCCTGGTCGGTCTGCCACTGATAGCCGGGACCGGCCTGGAAGGCCCCTTGCGCTGCCTGGTTGCCAGCGGCGCCGCCGAGCCCCAGCGCATTGCCGAGCATGCCGGAAGCCGCCTGGCCGGGCTGGATGAAGGGCGAGTATTGCCCGAGCTGCCCGCCCAGCGTGTTGGCGGCCGCGCCATAGCCCTGGCCGATCGCGCCGAGCTGGTTGCCGAGCGCGCCGGAGATGGCGCCGGTGCCCGCCTGAGCGCCCTGGTTCACCGTCTGCGCACCCTGCGCCGCGCCGCCGTAAAGCTGACTCAGCGCATTGGTCAGGCCTGCGGTGACATCGCTCCCGGCGGCGCCGTAGCCCGCCTGGATGCTCGGGATCGCGGCGTTGACGCCGCCGGTGATCGCGCCCTGCGCCTGCTGATAACCCGCCAGCAGGTTGGCGAGCGACTGATTGCCGTATTGCTGCAGGAAGCCTTGCTGCTGCGGCAGCGCTCCTTGCAGCTGACTCAGCGCCTGGTTGGTGTCGAAATTGGAAGCGGTGACATCGTCGCCAGCAATGGCCGAAGCCATGTTGGCGCCCATGATGTTCGCGTTGCGAGCACCGGTGCCGGAGAAGGCTCCCATGAAGGACATCGATCAGCGTCCCTTCTTGCCGAGCTTGCGGTTGGCCTTGGCGAAGATCGCCGCCTTGGCCGAGCTCGAGAGCTTGCCGCGCTTCGCCATCTGCGTCGCCCGCGCCTTGGCGTTAGCGGCATGCGCCCGATCGGGCATCGGATACTTGCGGCTTCCCGGCAAGCCGAAGCTCGATTTGGGGAGCTTGTTACGGGCGCGGGCGCGCAGCTTGGGCATCGGAAACCTCCTGAGCACTGCGCGTGGCCGGGATGGCCGCCGCCATGTCCTCGAGCCATTTCAGCAGCCGCCGCTCGTATTCGACCTGCACGCGCAGCGGCCGCCCCTGGCTGTCGTAGCGCGGCACGTTGGGCGGCAGCGGCGTCGGCGGCTTCTCGGTGAACAGCGCCATCAGACGTTGAACGGCAAGCGCTTGCCGCTCTGCTTGGTCATGCGGTGGCCACCGCCCTTGTGATCGGTCACCGGGTGCGAGTCGCCGTGCCGGGCACTCAGCACGCCCTTGTGCGGCTTGCGGATCGGAATGCGCGGCTTACCCTTCGACGCGGGTGCGGTGTACTTGGCCATGCTGATCTCCTACGGGGGGTTGAACCACTGCACGTCACAGCGGCCGCCGCGACAGGTGGTGTAGACGGGCGATGAGGAATCGACCCGAAAGCGCAGGCCGTGCTGCGAAAAGTTGCCGCCGATGCGATTGACCTTGACCACCCGGCGCCAATCGCCTTGCACACCGGTCGATTCGCGTACCACCGGCGAGGTCCAAGTGCCGCCGCCGTCGCGCGAGGTCGAGATCGACAAGCTCGGACTGACCGCGTCGGGGTTGCCGGAGATCGGCGCCTGGCCGGTGGTGAAATCGAAGAACGCCACGCTGCAACGGCCCCGGCTCGGGAAGTTCTTCACCGGCCCTGATTCGAGCCTGGCCGTGAAGCTCACGCCGAGCTCGTCATAGGCCGCCGCCGAGATCGCCACCAGCTGCGTCGAGAGGATGTCGCCGAAGAGCCAGCGGCCGTTGAAGGAGCAGCTCTGCGAACAGCGCCAGCGCTGTTGTCCCGGCGATTGGCGCTCGTTCCACAAGTTGGTCATGGCGTTAAATTCCCAGGTGAAGGTCGGACCACTGACCACCACCACCGCCCGGCCGCCTTCGACGTAGCAGCTCATCTCGATCTTGCTTTTATCGACCACGCCTTGGATCAGGCGCTCGAGGTCGTTCACGCTCACCACCGTGGCGCTGTAGCCGTCGAGACGACGCACCGTGCAATCGTCGGCGACGAAGTATTGCTGCAAACTCCAATGCGGTTCCCAGCCGGTGACGGCGCCGAAGGTCAGCAGGCCGACCGGAATGATCGCCGTGCGCCCGAGCGGGAAAGGATAGGTCGCCGCATTGGTGTAGACGGTGCAGGCCTTGCCGCCCCAGGCGAAGAACTGCTCGGCCCAGACCGTGCCGCGCAACAAGCCGCCCGACTGATCGGCGAGCGTGTAGGAAAGCGCGTTCTGGGTATGATCCGAATCATCCACCCAGATGTCGTTGACGCCGCTCGCATAAATATGCCCGTCCTGGGTGGTGAAAAGCAGGTAACCGTCGAGCATGGCCACGCTGTTGGCGACCGGCAGCGCGGTGTCGGGATAGGCCGACACGCCGGTCGAAGGATCGACAGTGAGCGCCCCCACCTCCTGCGACACGAAAACGATGTCCGGCGTCGGCGCCCGGTTGTTGTGCGCCCAGGAGCCCGGCAGCACGCCGTTGAGCGTGCCCGCGAGCGGCGTCACCACGCCATTGACGTTGACCTGCAGCGCCGCCTGCGCCCGCGCCGTGTAAAGCGTGTTGCCGACCACATGCATGCCGCGCGGCACCGACACGCCGGGGTCCGCGAAAGGCACCAGGCCGGGCACCAGGCGCCACATATTGACCTGCTGGTCGGCCTCGAAATAGCGGTTGAGAAGCCGTCCCAGGCCCTCGCCCGGCGCCGCGCCCGGCTGATTGGATTGGGGGAAAGGGATGTCCACCATCTACATGAAACTGACCTGCTGCGGGCCGTAGCCGGGCTTACCGGCCGACATGCGCCGCAAGGCGTCCTCGGTCACCGCCGGTGGCGGAATGTTCGCTTGCTGCGCCTGGGTGCCGAAATCCGGCATGAGCGAAAACGCCAGCGCATTCGCCAGCTGTGAAGCGGCCCCGCTCGGAACCTGATCCATGTCAGCCACAAAATAAACGCCAAGGAGCGCCAGCTCGCCGCAGACCACATCCAGGCGATCGAGCGCGAGCTGAAAATCCGCGGCGTCGGCTTCCGGCACATCGACGCTAATCACGCCGAGGCGGGTGAGCGCCTGGTTCACAATCCATGTCGAATCTCGATACTGGGTGACCGGTGCGCTCATTGTCGTGCCTTTCGCCGGGCCCGGTCAAAGCCCTCTAGCCAGGCTTTCCGTTGCGCCGCCGAGTAATGGGCCGGAGCCTTGCGATGATGACCAGAGACGTACGCATCGCGGCCCCACGCCCGCGCTTCGCCGATGCTGATGGCGGGGAGGGGCTCGGAGGTTTTGTCGGTTTTGTCAAGGCGCGGGGGCTCGTCAGGTTTGTCGGTTCCGTCAGTTTTGTCATGCCCCCCCTCCACGCTGAAGAACGGATGCCCGCGCACCAGCTCGAGGCCCGACCAATCGGCCGGGACCTCGACCGCCTGGTCGTGCTTGAATTGCACCTTGTGAAAGGTGACGACCGGGGCGGCTTGCTCCCGGTCGTGATAGGTGACTTTGATCATCTCAGGTGTCAGGCGTCGCGGCGACGAAGAACGTGACCACGCCCCAATCCTTGAGGTCGGTGTTGGTGCCGGGCGAGCCCACCGGCGCCTTGGCCAGCTTGCCGTAGGCGTATTGCAGCTCGACGCCGATGCCGTCGAGGAACTCGTAGTCGTCCTCTTTGCGGCGCGTGGCGCGCGGCAGCTGCCCGAGCACATAAGCATAAGCGCTCTGGCCGCACAGGAAGCAGGGCGCCACGTCGATGCCCGCCGCGCCCTTGCCCGCCAGCGGGCCGTTGGGCGTAGTCGGCGTGCCCGTGCCGACGATGTAGTAAGAGTCGATCTCGGGAATCTCGCGGTAGATGATACCGTCCTTCACCAGGTGCGCGCCAGTGAAGATCGGGTTGCCCTTGAGGGCATCGGTCTCGCGCGAGCGAGCCTGCAGGTTGGCGTTGTACATGGCCGGGTCGGCGGCCAGATCGCGCATGGCCCGCGAGCCCATGAAGCAGACGTACCATTCCTGATCCGTCTCGACCACCTGATAAGGCTTGATGGCGGGCCAGGATGCCATGGCGGTGGTGGCCTGGGCCTGGCGCTTGGCCATGAGGCCGATGGCCGCCGACATCTTGTCGGTGGCGGCCGCGAGCAGCACCAGCGAGCTGGTGACGTTCCCGGCCACGGTGTTCGAGTGCGCATGCCCGAAGAGGATGCGATCGGTGTTCGCCGTCAGCCAGTTGTTCTGCTGCGTCGCCGTGGCCGAGCCCCAGGTAATGCCGTTCACCCGGTTGCCCGCCCCGACATGGTAGTTGGGCGGGATGGCCGCCGTCGGGATCGAGAGCAGCGCCGCCACCGTGTCGTCGCGCCGGATGCGCTTGGCCCAGCCCTGCAAGGCAGGCGTCGCCGCATCGCGGATGTTGATGGCGGTTTCCTTCTTCACCGCCTTGTTGAAGAGCACGGCGTTGCGGGCCCAATCGGCCCACAGCGGCATGCCGTAGTTGTCGAGCACGTCCTCGTTGCCGACCAGGGCCGAGGTGGCCACGCCGTTGCCGCGCAGCTGGTCGAGCAGCGGCACGTTGATCTGCTTGCCGTTGGCCTCGAGGTCCATGATACGCTGAATGATATTGGTCGGCGCATCGCCGGTGTAGGCATCGAAGCGGGAATCCCGCAGGAACGTCCAGGTGAGCTTTCTCTTAAATTTGATAAGCTCAAGATTTACGTTGTTAGCTGAGAGCGCCATGACGCTAGCCCTTCATCACGCCAACCCGGCTCACTCGTTGAGCTTGCCTGGGTTGGTCATCTCTTCGTAGAGGTCCGCGTCCGCGCCATCGCCCAAGGGCGGCGGCTGGCCGCCGGGCGGCCCTTGCCGGTTGAGCGACGGCGGAAGCGGGGTTCTACCGGTGTGAGTCGCCGGTGCGCTCGAGGCTCGCGGCGCCTGCCGCTGCGGCGCGACCGTCACCGGTCGCCCCGCTGCCTGGGATCGGGCTGCCTCGAGCGCGCGACCCAGGAAATCGGGGTCCGCGAGCGCCTCCTGCAGGAGACGATCGCGGTAGGCTTGGGGATCGTTGCCGACCTCGGCGAGCAGCTTGCGATTGCGATTCCAATCCACCGCCGCCGCGAACGGATTCGGAGCGCTCCAAATCCGCTGATGGTCAGAGGGGTGCAGCCTGCCTTGCTGCACCTCGGCGTCGAAGGCCTTCTGTGCCTCCTCCACCACCTCGGCCCCATGCTGGGCAACCGCGATCGACTTGTTGGCATGCGCAAGCTGGATCGTGACTTGCCGCCGCAGCGGGTCGAGGGCCTCATTCAAGCGCCGGTCGAAATACTCGTCCGGCTGCATCAGGAAATCGGGACGCGGCTGCTGCTTCTGCCGCTCGGCCTCGATGTCCTGCAAACGCCGTTCGGCCTGCTGACGCCGATCGCGCTCATCGAGCAGCTCGTTGAGCGGGACGGTGTGGCGTGGCGGCGGCTCGGTTGGCGGCTCCGGCGCGGGGGCCGGTTCCGCCGAGGTTTGGTCGAACTCGCGAGCGCTGGGCGCATTGACCGCCTGGTCAAACAGCTCCTCGTCGCGCTCTGCGGGGGCCGCAGGCGCGTTGCGTGTATTAGCCATGTCTTAGGTTCTCCAGAGTGTCGTCCTGGGAGACGAGCTCGGCCTGTATCGTCGGCCGCATCACGAAAGCAGCGGTATTAGCAGCCCCGCCGAAGGCGGCCACTCACCCGTGAGGCCGGTGGCCCGCCCCGTTCCTGTGTCGCCGGAACGGCTCGCGAACTCTTCAGTAAAAGGTGCCGGGACGAAACAGCAGGATCAGGATCAGGATCAGGACGATCAGGCCGATGCCGCCGCCGTAGTAAGGCCCGCCGTAGTAGCCCGAGCGCCAGCCGTAGCCGCCCAGGCCAAAGACGATCAGCAGGATCAGCAGCAGGAGCACGAGCGACATGGCGAGCCTCCAAATGAAACGGGCGCCCCTACCGTGGCCACGGCCTAAGGACGCCCGCTAGTCGCAGGGAGCCGGGATCAGGAGCTCAGACTGCGATCGGGTTGGAAGGGATCACCGGCGACCGGCTCGGCATCAGGAGCCGCCGTAGGGGTCACCAGGGACGGACTCGAGCCCGGCTGGCTCAAGCGCTGCGCCCGCATCCGCGCCATCGCGTTGCGCGCCGCCCGCTGGGACTGCTCCCGAGACATCGGCGGCGGCGGCGGATCGGGGTCCTCCAGATGCGGATAGTAGTGGCGGTTGCGGGTCACGAAGCGGGATTCCTTTTTGTGCCGCCCTGGCACGCAGGGCCGTGGCGTAATCGACGTTGTAACCCCCCGAAGGCGTGCCGCCGAGCTTGGCGTAGAGGTCCTTTTCAGGATACCACATGATCGCCTGCAAGTCAGCTGGGGTGACGGCGTAGCCCTGCTGACCAAGCAAATCCCGTGCCCGGTAGACCGTGTTGCGCATCCACTGGCGCTGACCGCCCGAGGTCGGCGACTGATTGATGCCGTTGACCGCTTGCTGCCAGCGCTGCGCCGCGTTCGTCAGCTCGCTCTTGGTGCGCGCCCCGCTATCGAACTCGCTGCGGTAATTCCTGAAATCAGATTCGTGCTGGGCCGTGATAGCATCGGCGGCGTTAAGCAGCCCCGGCACGGTGCGCGGCACCCCCTGGTTGGCATCGTTCAGCGCATCCTCGAAACGCTGTCGCTGCGGTGTCCAATCCACGGCCCCGACGAGGTTGCCGGTCTTGCGGTTCCACTGGCGCTGCCACCAGAGGTCGAAGGTCACCGGGTCGAAATTGCCGCCCAGGTTCTGGTAAAAGCCGTTGCCGATCTTGGCGCCCAGGATGTGCGAGCCATACACCGGCGTATCCAGGGATTCGCTGGTGCCGACATTGAAGCCGTCAGCCTTGAGCTGCCGTGGCGTGGTCGGCGCGTCGAGGAACTCACGCACGTCGTCCAGATTGCCGCCGGAAGCGTCAATGAGGTCATTGAGCTTCTGGAAATTACCATTGATCGCTGGCCCTTGCTTGGCCACCCGATCGGTCGGAAAGCGGCCGTTCTGCGCGAAATACTCGTAAGCATCGGTCGCCAGGCGGGTGTTGGAAGGCACCGTCTCGCCCTGCGAAGTGATCGCCAGGGCCGCCCGAAACGCCATCTTGTGGTTGGGGTCCTCGGCGACCTGCGGGTACATCTGGCCCGCGACATCCATCGCCTCGTTGACCTTGCCGGTGTACCAATCCGAGGCATTAGCGCCTGGCCGCTCGAGCGCCGCTTGTGCCTCCGAAGCGATCGAGCGCGCCAGGAGCTCGTCGGTGACGTCGTCGGGCCCGGTGATGCGGCCAGAGCGCACGCCCAAATCCTTCAAGGCCTGCTGGCCGCGATCGTGCAGATCGGCGGCGATGTCCTCGACATTGCGCGAGCGCGGCGGCAGCGCGGGCGTGTCGGGATGCAAGATGTCGTTGACGGTCAGCGCCTCCTCGGCCGGATGAGTGCCGATCGGGTTGTCGTCGCCGAAAGGCTCATCCTGGCGCACCAGCGGCACCGGCTTCGACGGCTTGGCGGGCGCCATGGGGGCAGGCGCCAGCGCCTCGGGCGGCTGATTGTGCCCCATCGGCGGCGGCGCCGCCTCAGGCACGTCTTGGGTGTAGGCCGAAGGGCGCCGCAGGCGCAGCGCCCCGCTCTCGTCACCGGCGAGCGCCCGGCCGAGCGTCGGCAAGTCGGTGGCCGCCGCCTCCTCGGCACCGCCGGGCAAGATGGGCAGGCTTCCGACATCGGCGATGGCCCGACCGGCTTGCGGCGAAGCGCCGTAGGCCTCGGCGGTCTGCCCCAGGCTCGCCGGGTCGAGGATGTCGCCCAGGCTCGACAGGCCGCCATAGAGGTTGGCTCGCGCTCCGGCGTGATTGCGCGCCGCGATCGCCGCCTGGTCGTAGAGCGCCGGGTCGAAAGGCCCGAGCGAGGGCGTCGGCTGCACGCCCTGACCGCCCGCGATCGGCACCACCGGCGCCACCTGGCTCGGGTCGTAATGCAGCAAGGGCGCCCGATGCAGCACCGAATAGGGATCACCGGCGACCGGCTCGAGTAGCAGATCGTCGGCGCCGATCGCCGGGACGGCGCTCACCGCCGCTTGACCCGCCGATACAAGCCGCCGGGATGCGGCGCATGCACATAGAGCTGCCCGTCAGGGGCGGGCATGGGCGGCCCGCCCGGCACCGGCCGCTGGAAGCCGCCGGGAAGGCCCATGGGAGGCCCGCCAGGCGGCAAAGCCCCAGGCGGGGGCATCATGGGCGGGGGGCCTCCGGCCGCTGCCAGCGGCCCCCCTGGAGCCGCTCCCGGCGGGCCGGGCGGGAGCCCGGCGGGCGAAACCGGAGGCGGGCCCGCACCGGGAGAAGGCGGTCCTCCCGGCGCCGGTGGCTGACCGCCGGGCAGGCCGGTCGGGGTTGGAGGACCCCCGCCCGGTTGGCCCGAGGCGGCCGTGAGCAGCTGATCCATCAGGTCTGAGTCGTGCGAGCGCATCCCCTGCATCGAATCCATGGCGGTGCCGCGCTCGGTCGCCTGCGCCTTCTGCACCTCGTGGTGCGACATCGCCAGGCGATGAATGGCACCGGCGCGGGCCTGCATGGCGTCGGCCTGTTTCTTCTGCGTGTCGGCCGTCTTGTTCTGCAGCATCGCCTGCTGCGCCGCCTGCGCCTGCGGCTGCGGCTGCTGCGCCTGCGTCATCATGCCGATGATCTCGCGCTTCTTCGAGGCGGGCAGCGGCGACACCTCGAGCAGAACCTGCGGCGGAATCGGAATCTTCTGCTGCGCCATCACGGTGAGAATGTCGAACACCGAGCCCATCACGTTCGTGGTGTCCGGCCCCTCGTCGGCGATGATGTCCACGTCGATGTTGCCGAGCTGGTTAACCAAGACCGGCCGACCCCACTGATCGGTGCGCACGGCGTTGACTTGCACATACTGCGCCAGGCCCTGGTCGGAGGTGACGCGCAACACCCGCTCGGCCGTCCAGTTGCGCTGCTGCTGTACCCAGATCAGCCGGTAAATCCGCTGCCGCCAGTTGCGCCATTGCGTTAAAAATTGCCCCATCTCGGCCAGGCCCGCCTGCTGCTGCGCGAAGAAGGCCCGACCGGAAACGTCGGGGTTCTGCGACAAGCTCGCCAGCATCGCCTGATTCGACGGCCCCCAGGAATCAAGCTCCTGCTTGGCCTCCTGATAGAATTGCGCCTGCTTCAGAAACTCCTGATCGGCCGAGGAAAACTCCGGCTTGTTCTCCGGCGGCCCATCCCAGACGATCACCCCGTCCGGCCTGGCGCTCTCGCGCCTTATGTCCTCGACATCGGCATCCTCGTCGCCGCCCAAGGCGCCGCGGCGCACCACCAGCTGCCGGGTGTTCATGATGTGAACCGACTTGGCGCGGTGATAGTTCAAGGCCCGCTGCGGCCCCTTCAAGGTGCGCACGAAGCCGTAATGGTCACCGGCGGCATCGACCTTGATGGCGAAGGCGATGAAACGCGACACCGTCTTGCCCTTCTCGTCAAAGAACGGCGAGGTGCCCGATTGCAGCACCGTGTCACCGGCGTAGAAGCAAAAATGCCAATCGCCCTTCATCCGATACCAGTGCTCGACCACCCTGATCTTGGTGCGGCCCTGGCTCCACAAATAGCTCTTGTCGGTGTCGAAGATGGTGTAACCGATGCTGTCGAGCGAGCCGATGGCGTCATCGAACTTGTCCGGCCAGAGCTCCTCGAACTCGTCGCGCGTGCAGAGCTTCGAAATGCCCATGTAGCGGCAATCGCTAAAATCCAGCTTGAGCGAGCGCGGGTCGTAGAAGAACGTCGTCTGATCGACCGCCGCGATCTCGAGGTCGGGGTCGCCCTTGTCGCCCGGCACCATCACCAGCTCGGCCACGCAGTAGCCCATGCACATCGCCTTGAGCAGGTTCTCGCTCTCGGCCGCCACCCAGCGCGAGGCGTCCAGGCAGTAGCGGATGCACTGCGTCGCCACCTCGGCGCCCTGCTCGTCGGGCTGGTTGCGGCCGAAACACTTGGGGTCGCCGCGCAAGCGCTGAATCACCCCGACCACGCCGTCGAGCTTCTTGTCGATGCGGTTGAAGGTGATGTCCGGCTGGCCGCGCTCGGCCAGCTTCTTCAGCTCCTCGCCCGTCCACTGCATGCCGTCGTAAAACGCCAGCGCATCGCGCTGCTCGTTCATCTCGTCATACTTGATCGACTGAAAATCGGTGTACTGGCGGCGGAAGCCCGCGACGTCGATGTCCTCCTCGTTGTTTTTGACCGCCTTCTCGTGGCTCGACTGATCGGACGGGTTCTCGCCCGCGTAGTCGTAGCGCACCACATTGGCCACCGGCCCCTGCACCGGCCCATTGGGATCAGGCGGCCGCGCCTGCGACGGCTGACTGTTGAACAGCGGATTGCCACCGGCCGCCGCCGCCACCCCAAAGGGCGGCGTGCCCGGCGTCGGCGGCGCACCTTGCATCGGCTGACCCGGCGCACCCGGCATCGGGGGCTGCGCGCCAGGGAAGGGAAAGATGTTAGCCAGAGGTCGCCGCCTTCACGGCCCACATCGCCGCGTCCTCGTAATGCGTCATGGCCAGCGACCACAAACGCTGCGCCTCCCCGTCCGTCCCTTGCCCAGCATCCATTTGCTTCGCGCACAAATCGATCAGCTCGGCCGTGTCGGCCTTGAGCTGCTCGACCAAATGATTGTCGCTCGGGTTGAAACTCTTGCGCACCCGCCGCGCCCCCAAACTCTCAGCCGCCTGCACTGCCTTCATAACAATGATCCTCCCGCCTCGAGCCGCCGATCGGCTCCCTCGTCCTCACGCCAGGGCAAATAATCCGACAGCGGGATCACCTTGCGCTCCGGCACATACGGCATCCACGGCCGCGCCAAACAGGCATAGCGCAGCTCGTCCGCGATGTGGTCCTCGCCGTCAGTGTCGAGGTCCTCGATATTGTCCTTGTCGTGCTGCAATAGCGGCAAGGTCTGAATGAAGGCCGGACAGCTCGAGAACACATACAGCATCGGCACCCCGTCCCGACCCTTCAAGCGCGCCCGCACCGCCGCCCAACCCGACAACGCCCCATACTTCGCCGTGCGCGTGTTGTCGGCCCGCGAAAACGACGGCCCCCTATAGCCGTCCACCCGCCGCATCATCTCAGCAATCGACGGCCCCCCGTCCTCGCGGAAAGCGCTCGGGTCCAAAACCCGAAAACGCACGTTCTCGCCACGCTCGCGCCGCTTGATGCCCCGCCCCACATCGTCGGCACTCAGCTTGAGCCCAACATTCGTCTGACCCTCAACGCAGCCATACCACTCCCGATAACGGATGAGCGAACCCCTCGGGATGACGATCTTCCTCGAGCCGCAACGAGCAGCATGATCGTCGGCAGCCACTGCCCACCAACCCACACTGAAAGGCCGGGCAGAACCCCAATCCATCGCACAATAACGCAACCAATCAGGGGGCAGCACAAAAGGTGCCACCACATGACGCCCCTCCGACCACTCATCGAAAAAAGCACCCTCGACCGCATTCCAGTCGCCCTCGAGCCAAGCTCGCACCAGCGCCGCCTTGCCCACCAAATGCAGCCGCTGAACGTAGCCAGGATCGCGCTTCATCAACAATAAATTGTCGGTCAATCGCGACGGGATCACCGCAACCTCGTGAACGCCGGAACCCATCGGCCGCCGCAAAATTCGCGCGCCCTCGGGAAACGGCACCAGCTCGTAACGGTCCCGAATCCACTTCTGCCCAGGACCCCCAGGGTTGGCGGTGAGGATCATCTGCACCGGCACCCCCTCAGCCGAGCGCAACGTCCCGTAAAGCCGCCAAATCGGCGCCGGATCAGGATACTGACCCGCCTCCTCAACCCAAACATCCGTCAAATTGCGGCCCTGATACTCCTGCGCGTCATCGACCGAATCCAAATAGGCGAAACCCACCCGACCGCCATTCGGCATCCGCCAGGTCAACGGAGCCCCAGGCTTGCTCTCGTAAAACCGACCCCCCAACAACCCGTAAATCTGCTTCGACCGATCAATCGCATCGATCGAACTCACCGTCGTCCGACGCAACATCATGGCGTTGAACGAAGCCCCGTAACGAGCCTCCTTGATCAGCCATTTGCCCAACACCCCATCCGTCTTGCCGCCCCCACGGCTCCCCCCAAAAAAAATCTCAGCCGCCGGACAGCGCACCAGCAACGTCTGCGGACCCGGCTGCGGCCGCCATACCAATTGCCGCTGCGCATCCCGCGCCCGAAAACTCATTTCTTCTCGTGCCGCTTGCTCTTCTTGCGCGCCTCCTCAGCACGCTTCGCCTTGGGCAAAACCTTCCCCTTCGACGGAGGCGGCCACCCCTTGGTCTTGCGACGACTAGCCATCTTGATGCGCTCCAAGTTAGAGTTGCTCGAGGTTAACAAAATCGGAAACTCCCAACACGGTCAAAAATTTTAGGAGGGGGTGCGAAATTCGAAATCGACCTCCCCGACCCTCCCCCCACCCCCCGGCCCTTGCTTCGCCTTTGAATCAAAGGCTCTTCTATTCGACAGCTAACGATTGCGCCGGGGGTGGGTCGCGTCGATGCCGATGCCTGTCAAGCAGCAACAGCGACTAGCGCAAGCGCTTGGTTTCATTGGTCTTTGGGGTGGGGTGGTCTGGCACCCCCGCCACATCTCCAGCCTCGGTCGCCTGCAGCTCGATCTCTTTCTTCCAATCGTCCATGCTCGGCGGCTTCTCGGTGAAGTAGTTGGCGACGTTCAGATTCAGCACGCTCGGGTCCACGAACAAGCCGAGATGGCGGCCGAGGTCCACGAGCGCCTGGCGCTTGTCGGCGAGCTTGATGCGAACCCGCTTCACCTCGCGCGCATCCTCGCCGCGGCCATCCTTGTATTCGTCCACTACAATCTCTGAAATCGCGGCGCCTTGGTCGCGAGTAATCTTCGAAAGATCGAGCTGCGGCTGACCTTTACTGTCGATCGTCCAGTAATCCATAGAGTTGGCGAACGCTAGTCTTGCCAGCTCGGCCACGACGCGGTCGGTGGTGACGGCGTAGCGCTCGGCCGTTCGCTCGAGCCGGGCGCGCTCGCGGGCGACCGCCTGGCCGTTCAATTCGGCAATGCGCCTGGAGCTATCAGGATGGTGCCTGTAGGCCCAGGCTGACTTGCGATTGGGCTTGAGGCCGGTGGCGGCGTAGGCTTCATTGTGCGTCTTTCCCTGCACGATGAGCTGGCAGAATTTCTCGCGCTTTTCGTCTCGCAGCGCAGGCATATTTTCCCCTTGCATGATAGGACGTTTCGTCCTATATCTCTCCTCGGGCCGGAGAGCCCTTTTGGAGAGTTGTGTGATGACCTTAGAAAAGACCGCGATTTACGGCCTGCCCTTGAACCCGATGCCTTTGCTCGCCGAGCTCGCGGGCGCTTCGTTCTGTGTGTCCTACGCCACCCGGCAGAAGCTGGGCAAGCAGCTCGACCAGGCGATTGAGCTGGTCGGCGCCGAGGGCATCCTGCTCGTGGACAACGGCGCCTTCAGCTTGCACAAGCAGGGCCTCTCGACCCGCGATGAGAGCTATCTCGAGGGCTACGAGGCGTGGGCTAGCTCGATCCTCGAGCGTTGCCCGCAGGCGATCGCGGTGATCCCTGACGTGATCGACGGCAGCGAGGAAGAGAACGCGCAGATGGTGCGTGAGACGCTGCTGGACACTGAGCGTGCGATGCCGGTGTGGCACATGCACGAGAGCTTCGATTATCTGCTCTGGCTTTGCGAGAGCTTCGACTATGTCGGCATCGGCTCGAGCGGCCAATACTGGCAGGTAGGTTCGGCGGCCTGGCACGCTCGCATCGAGGCGATGTTCGCGGCGATCGCCGCCTGGGAGGCGACTTCGAACGGCGCTTACATTCGGCCGCGCTTGCACATGATGCGGGCTCAGAGCCAGGCGCATCTCTACGGCTTCGACAGCAGCGATTCGACCAACGTGGCGATGAACCACGGCCGCTATCGGGCCGAGGGCGAGGGCCACGTCGAGCGCTTCGCGGCGCGGGCTACCGCCAAGATCGCGGCCACATCGGGCGTGGAGGCCGAGCACCAGGCGAAGCGTCCTTTGCTTGGCCATCTCGAGACGGCCGCCGCGCGGGCTTGCTGGGCGGCGATTTGGGCCGACGATCGCGCCCGGCGCGCGGTCAACGACAACGCGCATGCGCTGTTGGCTGATCTGGAGCTCGCGGCATGAGCGCCCAGGAATTGCGTGAGCTGCTCGAGCGCCTGGAGCTCACGCAGGGCGCGGCGGCGGCATTGGTTGGCGTGGACATCCGCAGCGTGCGTCGCTGGCTTGCCGGTGACGCTGCGGTGCTCGAGCCTGCGGCTCGGGTGCTGCGTTTGGCGTCGCGTCTGGGGGTATCTCGGGTGCTGCGGCTGCTCGATCTCTGAATTTCAGGCGAGCAACTCACCGATGCCGCGAAAACTGCGCCGGGGTACGCCTGGTTGTCAAGTCTCGAGGCGAGTGCCCTGCCAGAAGGCGGCGAGATCGTGCAGGGCCTCGACCAGGCGCTGCGACAAGGCGAAGATGCGATATTTGCTGTTGCCGCCGGTGAGCTGCACGAGCTCGGTGAGTGTCCAGGCCTGGCTGGTATCGGGATTAGCTTCGACAAGCACGGCTCTAAGCAGGCGTTCTGATCTTAGCCCGATGAGCGTACGAATGCGCGTAAGCTCGCTATTGACGCGCTCAGCGCGAACGATGGAGCGCACGACCAGATCGTCGGCCTGGCTGGAGCGCACGCCGCCGCCCTCGAGCGCGGGGCCGCCCAGGCTGATCTCGAGGAGGCGCTGATAGCAGCGACCGGCGGCATATTCGCCGGGTCCGATGCGCCGGGCCATGAGCAGGCGATCGAGGACATCGAGCGCCACGGTGACGCGCACCGGCCGTTTGTCAAATTTGTAGGGATCGGGCACGGCGGCGAGCGCCAGGTCGCGGTTGGGGTAGAGCCCGACCGGCTGGGGTTGTTCGACGGCCTGGCGCTGTTCGAAGCGCGAGGCTTTCCAGCTGATTCGACTTACCATCATTCCAACCCCGACGACAGGGGTTCCAACACACTCACACCCTCTTTAGAGGGTGAGTGTTGGTAACACCCTGTCTCTGTGTGAGTTGGAAGGCGTTGGAAGGCGTTGGAAGGGAGAGTTGGAAGGTTCATGGCGCAATCACCAGGCGACCGCGTTGATGGGACTGGGGGCCGACCATTTCGAGGATGATTTTTTTCTCCTGGAAAAGCCGGTTCATGGCTTCTGCCAGGCGCTGCTTGGTGACGCCCTCGGCGCGGTGATCGGCGGCAAACACGGCGGGTGCGTAGGTAGGGCCTGGCTTGTCGCTGACGTTGCGTCGGTCGCGGTTGTAGATGGCCAGCATTTTGAGAAAGATTTCATCGGCGAAAGCGCGCCCGGCGCTGCGGTCGAGGCTCGAGCCGCCGGGCGCTAACTGGGGCACGAACACGCCCTCCTGCCATCTAAGTTGCAGCTCAAATCCGCGCTGCGCATAATTAGCCTTCATGGAGCGCAGCAGGCGCAGATCGGCATCGGGTTCGCGCCTGTCCTCGGTGAGCACGCGCTCGAGGTAGAGGCGGGAGCGGGCCGAGTTGTTCCAGGCGGTTGAGCCGGAGGTGCCGCTGCCGCTGTTGAGGCCGGAGAGCGAGGGTTGGGCGCAGAGCACGATGCTGGTGTCGTGGCGCAAGGCGAGGCCGCGCAGCAGGCGCACGAATTGTCCGACCTGGCGCCGGTCGTTTTCGTTGCCGCCGTAGGTGTCGGCGGCGGTGTCGATGACGACCAGAGCGGGCTCGAGGTCGGCGATCTCGGTTTCAAGCATGGCGAAGCGCGGATGGGCGACGAGCTGCTGGCGTTGGTCGGGCACGGCGAGGGTGGCGTCCTCGCCTGCCAGCGAGATGATGATGATGTCGGTGAGCTCCTCGAGCGGCACGCCGTGCTGTTCGCAGATGGCGACCAGGCGCCGGTGCAGCTCGGCGGGTTCTTCCTCGGCCGTGTAGACGAGCACGCGGCCGCCCGCGACGGGCAGGCCGAGCCAATTGAGGTTTTCGCGGGTCTGCATGGCCACGGCGAGCTGTAGCACGAGCAGGCTCTTGCCGGTGCCGCCGTCGCCGTAGAGCAGGGTGACCTCGCGGGTGGGCACCAGCTGATCGACCACGAAGCTGCGTTCCTCGAGCGGCTGGCTGGCGAACGCGGCGACGCTGAACGAGGCGAAGCGCGGCGGGGGTTTGGTGTCTTTGGTGTCTTTGTGAGGCTCGCTGCCGCCGTTTAGCCGCACCGGGAAGCTGACCACGTTCTGTGTCTGTGCCGATTGTGCCGATAGTGCCGTTTCGGGCGGATGCTTCTCGAGCCAGGTGATGCACATGCCAAAGAGATTTTCCTGTTCGCGCTTCAGGTCCCAATCGGACTGCGCCACCTTGATTGTGGCGTTGAACACCAGGGCCACGGTGTCGGCGAGCGGCATGCCCGCGTTGAGCAGCGAGGCGGTCGTGGCGAGTTGGGTGGCGTGGACGTTGCCGGGGTAGTGCATGGCGGCCAGCGCCGCCTCGACATCGACCGGCGGCTTCCAGGCGTCGGCGCCATAGGCCTCAAACGGGTTTCCAGGCGGCTGGGCGGGCGGGACGTTCGTGGCGACCTTGGGACCGGGTGAGCGTCCCGTGGCCGCTGGCGCCTCTGGCGCGGGCGTTTCGGCGGGTTCGGCGGTGAGCTCCTCGAGCTCGGCCCAGGACACCCGGCCGTCGCTGTGGTTCTTGGCGATCATCGCCGGGCGCTCGTCGCCGTATTTGCTGTTGGTGGTGCCGGGCAGCCGCATCAGGCGCGAGACATCGCTCACCGCCGGGTCCGAGCCGAAGCGCTGGATCAGGCGGCGCAGCATGCTTTCGGCGGCGGCGAACCGCTCAGGCTCGAGCGGCTGCTCGAGTAGCCAGTAGGCGTGCAGGCCACGGCCCGAGAGCACGGTGAGCTGCGGCGGCACGGCGGCGCGCTCGAGCATGCCGATGGCGATCGCTTGCGGGTTGCCGTACGGCGGCTCGCGGCACCAATCGATGTCGATCGGCAGCGCGGGCACACGCCAGATATTCTGCTTGGTGCGGTAGGAGCCGCGCTTCGACGGCTTGGCGCCGGGCCGGATGGTGCCGATGCAAAAATACAGGCCCCGGCCGGGCTGGTCCCAGCGCTCGATGAAGCTCTTGATGTCGGCCGGGACGCGGCTGCGCAGGCTCACCTCGCCCGGCTTGCCGCCTGGCTTGTTGGGCAGCGAGCACAGGAAGATGTCGCCCTCGACGCCGTGGAACAGCGTCTTGAGAAACGCCACTGCGCTCGCCGCATCGGTCATAACCCCTCCTCATGCGCGGCTAGAACGGGATGTCGTCGCCGTCGTCGCCCTCGCCCGCGTAGGCGGGCTCCGGCTTCTTCTCCGGCGCATAGTCCTTGTTGGGGGAGGGCTTGCCTTTACGCTCGCTCTTGCCCTTGGCCGCCGCGTAGGCGTAGGCGTTGGCCTTGGGCTCCGGCGCCGCTTCGATCGCGGCGGCGTCCTCGTCCTCGCGCTCCTCGTGCGCCGCCATCTCGGCCTTGGCCAGGGCCTTCTCCAGGCGCTTGGCGGCCGTCCAGCCGGAGATGGCGAACAGCGGCACCCAGATTTTGCCCAAGCGCTTGTCGGCGTGCCGGTAGCTGTCCATGGCCAGCGTCACGATCGGCAGCTCGTCGGGGTGCTGGCGCATGCGCTTGCCGTAGATTTTGGCCAGCTCCTTGAGCGCGCTGTCGCCGCCTTTCGAGCCGGTGACGAAGGTGTAGACAACGCCCTTCTCATCGACCAAGGGCATGGCCGAGGCCTTCTGCCAGGGGTCGCGCGGCTTGCCGTAGTCGCTGTCCATCTCCGAGCGCGGCCACTCCAGCGTGTTGAGGAAGCCGAGCTCGGAGCGCCGGGGCGGCACGAAGCCCTCGCCGATGCGGCCCATCACCACGTCCATCGGCCGACCCTCCTGCCAGAGTATCCAGCCGACCTCGATCAGCGAGGCCCCAGCGATCAGCCGCAGGCCGTCCTTCATCTCGAGGTTGTCGCGGCCATGCACCCACTCGCCTTTGGAAAACTTCAGCATCTCGCCGAGGATGCGGGTGCCGCCCGAGTCGCCGTAGGCTTCGAACGGGTTCTTGGGCTCCGGCATGGCCACGTTGCTCGCCGGTCCAGAGGCGTCACGCCTGGTTGCGATGTCGTTTGTCATGTCTCTCTCTCTTTCGTTCTCTCTCTCGGTTGGCTCCCCAGCCTGGCTTCGTAGTCTCGGATGATCTCCTGCATGATCGCGATCTCGTGGGCGGCCACCTCCGGCGGCATCAGCCCGGCGCGCTGCCGCTTGGCGTAGACATGGCGGCGCAGGGCGAGCTCGCGCTCGAGGCATTTGAGCTTGGCGCGATCATTGAACATGCCGCACCTCCAGCCGGTCGGAGGGGTTGCCGGTGGTCTCGTAGATCGACAGGTCGAGCCCGACCTTCTCGGCCGCCGCGCGCAGCTTGGGCCAATCCCAGGAGGGCCGTCCCTTCAGGGCCGACCAGACGATGCGCATGCCGTCCTGCTCGACGCGCCGCGTCTCGGCCTGGCGCAAGATGTCCTTGATCTCCTGCTCGGCCTCGCGCTTCGACCGCTCGAGCTCCTCGATCGCCGCGACGTGCGCCTGGCGCTCGCGTACCAGGCGCTTGAGCAGGGCCACGGTTTGCGGCGGCAGCTCGTCGCGCCCCGCCTCGCGCCCCGGCACCGCAGCGTGACGGATGGCCGAGCAGCTCGAGCGGAAGGGGCAATACTCGCATTCCTGGCCCCCGGCGATCACGCCCTCGGGCCGGATACTGTCGGCGCTGTTGGCCGCCAGGATGGCGAGCGCGCGGGATCTGAGATTGAGGAAAACCTGCTCGTCGTAAGGCACGCGAAACTCCCGCACCTCGTCCAGAAAACTGGCGTCGATGTAGGACACCAGCGCCTCGCGCGGACGGTAGCGCGTGGTGGCGTTGAGGATGCCCATGCCGACCTGCACCTGGGCCTCGTGCTCCGGCTTGATGCTCTCGATCTTGGCGCGCGGGTCGATCGACTTGCACTCGAGCAGCAGCTCCTCGCCGTCCTGCTCGAGAATGCCGTCCGGCGTCGCCGAGAGCGGCGACTGATCATCGAAAAAGGTGCGCTGATAGCGCCCGGCGAAATGCAGTTTGCGGCGCCCGGCATACTCGCGCATTGCCTTCGACCACAGCACCTCGATCAGGTTGCCGCGCTCCTGCGCCCCCCAGCGCTCGGCCTGGTCTTTCTCGCCGCCATGCTTCAGGAACCACAGCTTGCGAGCGCATTGCCCGATCTCGGACGAGCCGATCGTCTTGGTGCGGTCGTGCGTGAAGGCGCGCCGGTTCTCGGTGACGTAGGCGTGCAGGGCCTCCTTGATCATGTGAGCATCTCTCTGAGCTTGAGGAACACGCTTGGCCGACCGTCGAAGATCGGGTCGTCAAAGGGCGGCAGGCCCTGGCTCTCGCGCAGCGAGATGATGGCGCCCGAGATCAGATGCAGCGCCTCGAAGCGCAGCGCCGGGCTGGCTTCTTTGAGCCAGGTGAGGGCTTGCACCCAGCGCACCAGCTCGGCGCCACGCTCCGGCGTCAGCGTCTCGAGGTAGGCGATGACCTCGCCGAGCTCGGCGCCGTGCGGCCCGGCGAGCAGCCGGGCCCGGTCCTCGGCCTTGACCGCCTGGTAGCGCCGCTCGAGCTCGCGCTTCTCGGCCATGACGGCGGCCAGCTTCTTCTGCCGCAGCCGGGCGCGCGTCTCGAGGCGCTCTTGCCATTTCGGCTTCTCGGCCTCGGCCCAGGCTTCAAACGGGTTCGACACGTCGCGCCTCCCGCGTGCGGATGCCCCACAGCCTGAGCGCGTCGCGGATGTCCTCGATGCTCTTGAACACGCACACGCCATGGCCGCGCTCGCCGAGCTCGAGGATCATGTCGCGTTGCTCGTCCGACAGCCGGGCATGGGAGCGGTCGGCCTTGGCCTCGAGGAAGTAGATGCGCTGGCCATAAAGCATGCCGAGGTCGGGCATGCCCGGCTTCAGGCCCGGCACGGCGTTGCCCGCCTTGCCGTTCTTCTGGCGCTTGGCGGCGTTCGGAATCGCGAACACCAGCGGCTTGGGCAGCACCACTGCCTCGAGAAAATCAATGGCAGCGCGCTGCACCGCGTTCTCGCGCGCGCCGGGTCCGCGTCGCGGCATGACTTACTCCGCAGCGGTCGCGGTCGGCTTGGTGACGAAATCCCTGGCCGTGACCCGACCCTTGGTCAGCACCTCGAGGCGCTCGAGCACCTCCCAATCCGGCCGCCGGTCGCCGCGCAGATAGCGATGCACGCTGTTGCGATGCACGCCCAGGCGCCGGGCGAGCTCGGCCGGGCTCCAGTTGCGCATTTTGCAGTAGGCTTCCAGCTTGTTCATGGGAGGGCTCCAGACGGGGGTCTTAAAGCTAATCCGAGCTGGCCAAGATGCAATCGCACGTTTAACTTGGTGTGGAAAAAGGGCTGCGGCGGGCTTGTGAAACCGGTTCGGCCCCGCTAGCGTCCCGGCCATGCAGCGACGCGACATCCTGCCGTGCGGCATCCTGTCGGTTCTCCTCGGGCTGGCGAGCTCGTCGGCCGAGGCCGCGCATTGCCCGCATGGCCAGATGTGGCGCGTGCATGCCCGCAAGTGCGTGTTCAAGGATCACCGCTATATTGCCGCCCTTCCTCCCCGGCGTGTTTTCATTCAACAGCCACGGGAGGCTCGCCCCGCCGTCAAGCCGGAGCCCCCTGCGGCGGCGGGGCTGACCCCTCGCGATCGAACCCCCGCGACGACCACGCCGCCGGTGGCCTTCTCGCTGCCCTTCACGCTCCCCGGCTCGCGCCTCGACCATGTCGCCACGATCATCTGGAGACTGCCGAAATGAAGGACAGTCACAAGACGCTCTACGACGAGATTTACGGGGCCCTCGTCAGGGCCACCGTCTATCTCGACATCCTGCTTGACGCTCCTAACGAGCGGCTCAAGGCGCACATGCTGCGCACCACGCTGTGCTTCGTCCTCGATGAGATTGACGATTGGGAGGAGACGCAGCGCCACCGTGATCTGCAACCCCAGGAGAAAGCCCTATGACCGACACCGAGAAGCTGCAGGCCGCCATGACGGCGGTCGATCGCGACATCGCCAACGCCGCCCAAGCTCCGGCCAAGCCGCAGCGCTTTCCCGCCCCCGCCCTGGCCAGCGGGCCGCGCAGCATCATGGAATGCCTGCGCGCCATCGACCAGCGTCTGGCCAAGATCGAGCGCCTGCTCGGTGATTGAGGTCCTGAGCTTGGCGACCCCTTGGATCGTCATTCTGACGGTCACCGTGGCGGCCTTCCTGTGGATGCCGCCACGCTAATCCACTGTGGTTGTTTTTTCGGCTGGACACCCCACGTTTAACGTGGTAGGGGAAAGAGGTTCCTCGATGCCTACGGCACGCCTGCTGACCCGCCGACAAGCCGCCCGCTTCCTCTCCGTCTCGGAGACGACCGTCAAGACCGAGACACGCGAAGGGAGGTTGCGGGCGATCTACCTGGGAAGGCTGGTGCGCTACGACCGCGAGGACCTCAACGCCTACATCAACAGCAAAAAAGGTGCCCTATGCCCATCGTCAGAGACAGCCGCTCCCCCTTCTTCTACGTCGATGTCCGAGTCGGAGGTCAGCGCTTCTATCAATCGACTAAGATCAAGCAGACGCGCTCGGAGCGCGAAGCGCTGAAGTTTGAGGTCGATTTCATCCGCCGCAAGGAGCAGGAGCTCGCGGCCCACACCCCGGCGGGCCTCGCCGAGATGACTTTCGAGCAGGCGGGCCAGCGCTGGTTCGAGGAGCGCGTCGCTACCGGCTGGACGAACGAGCACAACAAGGAGTGCGCGCTGGTCTATCTGGCGTGGCTCTACCGCCGCATCGGCAAGCTCAAGCTGCGCGACATCTCCACCGCCGTCATCCTCGGCCTGCGCGACGAGCGCGCCAAGGAGACGGTGCGCGGCGAGCCGATCGCCAACGCCACCGTCAACCGCTCGATGGAGCCGGTGCTGCGCGTGCTCAACCGCGCCAAGGAGGTCTGGAACGTCACCGGCCTGCAGAAAATCCTCAAGGACGAGATCAAGCTGCGCGAGCCCAACGAGAACCCGCGCTGGGTGCGTGAGGACGAGGAGGCGATGCTGCGCACCGCCTTTACCGACAAGCCGCATTACGACCGCCTGGTGCGCTTCCTGCGCGCCACCGGCCTGCGCATCTCCGAGGCCCTGATCCGCTGGGACGCGATCGACGGCAACGTCATCGTCTCCAAGGGCAAGGGCGGCAAGGTGCGCACGCTGCCCATCTCGTCGGAGGTGCGCGGCATCCTCGAGGCCTGCCGCGTCGGCAACGACACGCCCTTCGTGTTCGTCACCCGCTACAACGGCGCCGTGCGGCCGATCACCGTCACCGCGGTGTCGAACACCTGGCAGGAGGCCCGCCGCGAGGGCAAGCTCCCGGCCGACCTGCGCATCCACGACCTGCGCCACGATTTCGCGACGCAGTGCGTCAACGACGGCGTGGACATCCGCACGCTGCAGGAGTGCATGGGGCACTCCAAAATTCAGACGACGCTGAAATACGCGCACGTCAACCCGACCCGCCTGACCGCCGTCTTTGAGATGCGCGGTGCCAAGCTCGACGGCGATCGCCGGGCCGCCTCCCTCTCGGTCGTAGCGTGAGGGGGGAAGCCATGGCAACGATCATCGCATTCGGCATCTGGTGGGGCATCGGCTGGCTCTACGGCGTCGGCTCCGTTGCCGACCAGCCGTTGAGCACCTTTACGGTCAGCCAGCTCGCGGGCGCTGTCGCTTACATCGGCCTCCTCTATTGGCTTGTGGATTTTGGTCGCGCGATCGACACCGGTCGCGCCGAGGAGCGGAGCGAAAAGAGGCGCGAGCGCAGCCAACAGGAGCGCGAGCGCGAGCGCGTTCTTGAGGGCCTGAGCCGGGGAGGCGAGTCATGAAAAACGGCCTCATCATGTTTGCCATCGGCTTGGCGCTGTGCGGCTCGCTCCTGCTGATCCCGACAGGACCGGACCTCTTCCTCGACCTCGACCACATGACCCCCGAGCAGGTTCGCGCCGCAATCGTTCGCGACGCGGAACGGGAAGGGCCGCCTAAGCCCAAGGCCGCGCCGCGCAACCAAGCCGCGATCGACGGTGCGATCGCCGTCCTCAAATACGAAACCATGCTGATGGAGACGCACCAAGGGGGGTTCAAATGATCACGTTCGTGATCGAGTTCATCGTCACCTTCGTCGTGAGTGCCGTTGTCATCAACGCGATCGACGCCGTGTCGGGGTCGAAGCGCCGCCACGAAGCCCGCTGGCGCGCCATGGAAGCCCGCTGGCGCCGAGCCGACGAGCTTGAGGCCGAGCGGCGCCAGCGGAATGACCGCAAGCGGGGGAGGGTCTGATGCACAAGATCATGATCACCCCGCACGCCTACGCCGCGATCGTCGGGCGCATGCCGCGCCGCGACGAGCTCGACCACACCGGCAAGATCGGCTTGTGGCTGTCGCCGGAAGTGGCGCAGGACCTGCGCCGCCAGCGCCTGCCGCATGAGGACTACTCGGCTGCCATCATCCGCCTGGCCGAGCGGATCAGGAGCGCACCTGTATGAAGAATGCCGAGCAAAGGGAGGCGTCACGGTGCGGTAGGAGTCCGCATAATCCCCCTGCATCGAGCTGGGCCGTGACATGGGCTACATGATTGCGATGGGCGGCTGCATCATTTGCGGCCGCCCTTTTTCGTTCAACCCGCACAAGGTGCCCTCAATCATCGTCAGAGGGCGCAGGGAGCCCGTTTGCCGCGAGTGCATGGAGATGGCCAACCGGCGCCGCGAGGCCGCTGGCGTGCCTCCGCACGCGATCCTGCCCGATGCCTACGAACCCATCGAGGAGAGCGAGCTATGAGCACGCCCAAAGTGATGTTTACCCCTGAGATATTGCGCAGGCTGTTCCTCGCAATCGGAGAGCACCACGATGCCTTGAATGCGCTCCATGCCGCGCGCGAGCACGATACGAACCTCGAGGAAACGAAGAAGCTGTCGAGCCATCTCGCCGAGATCGTTCTTGAGGCCGAGCGCGACATCTTTGGAGTGAGCAAAATCGCGCAGACATTCCCCGACGATCAGGAGTGAGCGAGCTATGAAAGGCATTACCATCATCAGCCTCAGCGACATCGCTGAAGCGTTCGCCGAGGTCCACAACGCCATCGCCGAAGCGGCCGGAGAAGCGCCCCTGATCAGCCGCGACGACGAGATCGCCGCGCTGCGCGCCCGCTTGTCACAAGTCGAGGCCGAGCTGGCCGAGGCCAACGATCTGCTCGAGCTGGCGGAAAGCGTGTTCCGCGAGGTCGATGATTTCTTCAGGCTGCGCGAGACGGCTGGAGACTTGGCTGGAAAACCTCATGCTTAAGCGCTTTCCCCTGGGGAAAATCCAGCTCTGTGGTTGTCCGCCCGACACCGGCAGTGGATTGTCGCGAGCGGCTTTTTCGCTGTTTCCCCAGAGCATTAGAAGCAAACCCGAGGCGCGTGTCGAATAATCCACTTGCGTCGCCCGCCCCTCAGGGAAGGCAGGTGTCAGCAGGCGATCTAGCGGGACTTTTAGCGGGAGATTCGGATGGACCTGCTCACCTATTTCAAGCGCTCCGGCGTCGGGCCGGTCGGCTTCGCCAAGCGCGTCGGCGTCTCCTACGAGAGCATCAGGAAATATGGGCTGGGCGAGATCGTGCCGCGCGCCAAGATCGCCGAGAAGATCAGGAGGCTGACCGGCGGCCAGGTTCGCGCCGATGACTTCCTGCGCGTGCATGTCGCCTGGCAGCGCAAAAAAAAGGCCGCCGAGAGATCGGCGGCCGAGTGATGCCTTATGCGAGGGCAGGCTTAACAGATCAAACAACTAATGACAACCACTGACAACTCCTTACAAAGCCAAAGAAATCTGCACTCCCTCTGGAGTAGCTCGGATTTTTAGCCGCTCACTTATTGATGCCAGCTCGGTTTCGGCGTAGAAGGCGATCATCAACCAAAAAAGAAAGGAGATGCCGATGCCAAGACGCAGCCTCGTGCCTATCCCGCCGCCCCTGCCGGTGAAGCTGTCACCGCCAAAGGAGCGGCCGACCAGCCTCCTCGACCACGTCCACTCGCTGACCATGAAGCGCTACAACGGCGAGGACGAGCGCTCGGAGGAGTTTCGCGCGCTCATGAACACGGTCGATACCGTGGATGCCCAGACCGGGCATCGCAAGGGCGACGCGATCATGGCGGCGAACATCATCCGAGAAGATGCCCGCGAGAGCGGCATTTTCCCCGATGTGGCCGCCGCCAAGCTGAACGACATCGCGAAAAAGTTTCAGCCCGCGATGCGCCGCCATGACACCGCCGAGCTCGGCTTCTCCCGCTCGGCGCGCTTGAAGCTCCTCGCCGCGCCGACACCGGCCGACGAGCATCTCGACGCTACCGGCGCCGAATAATGAAAGAGGGCCGGGATCGCCTCCCGGCCCTTTTTGCATCCACAAACCCGAAAGACTGATCAATGGATGACGGTGTAATCCCACCGCTGCCTGACAAATTAGGCGCGCCGGTGCGCGGCATCAAGCCGAAGCGCAAGTACAACCGGCGGGCTCCTCTCAAGAAAGCTCCAGACCGAGTGCAGCGGCAGGCCTCGGTCAATTTCCGGCCGACCGATTGGGAGGCTTTCAAGCAGGCCGCAAAGCGTGAAGGCCTGTCGGCGGCCGACAAGCTCGGCAAGATCATCAGCCCCGAGGTCGATCTGGCGATCCTGTCGCGCACGGCCCGGCAAAAGCTCGAGACGGCGCTGCGCCAGGAGAGGGAGGGCCTCGAGCGCAAAATGCGCGCGGCCCTGGCGGCCGAGATCGAACGCCACATCCGGCGCCTCAAGGACGAGCACCTGCCGCGCTGGAAGGCCGACGCCGAGCGTGCCTACCGTGACCGGGTATTCTACGAGAAGCTCATCAATGACCGCCAGGCGCTGTTCTCGGAGGCAGAGTTTAAGCTGATCCTGTCGTGCCTGCATCCTGACGGCGAGCGCACCCAGGAGCGCAAGCAAGAGGCCTTCCGCTTGTTCATCGCCAGGAAGCTGCAGCTCACCAAGGCGCCTTGATGCCGCGGCGACCGCACCCCAATCAGTCTGACCTGTTCAAGTTTCTCGATGGCGACGGGTCACCGCCGCTGCCCCCACCACCACCACCACCGCCCCCACCGCCGCCGGAGCCGGACCCGCTGCCGCCGATCGACATCCCCGGCGTGCGGCCCGACGACCCCATCACCAGCCACCTGGCGGCCGATCGCGACAAGCTGCTCGATTCCGAAACCCGGCAAGAGGTCCTGCTGCTGCACGCGCGAGCGTCGGCGGGCCTGACCGACGACGAGCTCCGGCTGCGCAGCAGCAACCCCTCGCCGCACAAGATGTGGCGCAAGCGCCGCCAGGAGCTCCGCGATGTCGGCCTGATCGAGGCCGTGCGCCTGCCGAGCGGCGAGGAGATGACCCGGCCGGGCCCGACGCGCAGGCAGATGATCGTTTGGACACTCACCGACGAGGGCAGGGAATATGCCCGCAGGCTCATGTAAGGGTAGCAGCGTTCCAGAAAGGGAGATTGAATCATGGCCAAGATCAAGACCCGACCCACCCCCCAATCCGCGACCTTCAATGCCGTGGTCACCGTCCAAGGTGACCCGACCGAGGGCAATTTCGAGCTCTCCCTGATTCAGGTGCCTGCGGAGGAGAGGCCGCCCATCGAGCCGCCGCCGATCGACCCGCCGGTCGAGCCGCCGGTGGAGCCGCCCGACATCGAGGAGCCGCCCGCGACCGGCTGGTCGCCGCCGGACTACCTGCGCACCGACACCGACAAGGTGAGCGTGCCGAGCATCCCGCGACCGGCCCATCTCACGGCCTTCAAAGACCCGAATTTCCACACCACCATCACCCGCATCTCGGGCGACCCCGGCGCCACGATTCAGGGCTTGTCGGGTGCGCGTTGGGGCAACGAGTGCCGACATCACTACAACAGCGACCAGGCCTGGAGCCCCGACGAGCGCCTGATCTATCTGGACACCAACAACGGCGGCTCGCCGAGCTCGCTCTTCCTCGACGGTGAGACTTATCGACCGGCCTTCGCGCCGCAGAACAAGCCGTCGTCGGCCGACATCCGCTGGGACCCGGCGAACCCCGATTGGATGCTGTGCGCGGCGAAGAACAAGCTCTTGGGCTGGAACCCGGCGCGCGGCGAGCAGGTCGTCATCATGACTTTCGACGGCTTCGATGATCTGACGTTCGGGCCGTGGGAAGGCAGCCCCAGCCGCGACGGCAAGCTCGTCGTGCTGACCTCGGACAGCCAGGGCGTGGCCTTCGTCTACGACATCGAGAACGACGAGAAGCACCCGACCATTAAAGGCAGCAAGTTCGGCGAATTTTCCGACTGCCGCATCTCGCGCGGCGGCCAATACATGGTCTGGAAAATAAGCCCCGATGAAGTTTTCGTGACCGACTTTGACGGCAACGAGATCACGCATCTGCCCAATAATTTCGTCAGCCATTTCGACATGGCGGTCGATGCCGATGGCGACGAGGTCCTGTGCGGGCGCGTCAACTCCTCGAGCGTCAATCAGGGGCCGTCCGGCTACATTTCGAAATACCGGCTCAAGGATGGCCACAGGCTCGGATTGCAAAAGGGCAAGGGCTGGTCGAGCCATACCAGTTGCCGCTCCGAATCGTTCTATTGCGTCTCGGCACCGACGCTCGAGGGCGGCGATTATGCCTACAACGGCGAGCTCATCATGTGCGCCTACGACGGCTCCAACACCTGGCGCCTGGGCCATACGCACACCAATAAAGACGTGAGCTACGTTCAGGAGACGCAGCCTTGTCACTCGCCCAAGGGCACGCGGGTGATCTTCGCCAGCCCCTGGGGGCATGACGGCGTCGGCTGCTACGTCTGTGACTTTCGCGGATGAGCCGCGCGGATGATCTCGAGTTCAACACTCGTGCTTACAAAGCTTATTGCGCCCTGCAGGACGAGTGCGAGGCGCTGCGCAAGGCGCTCGCGATCTGCCGCATCCGCTGCGAGCGCGCCGAGAAGAGAATCGGTGAGCTCCTGCGCCAACAAAAAAGAGGCCGCCCCGAAGGGCGGCCTTGAGGGGGGAGTTGTCCTTGGAGGAAGGACCTGGTTACGGAATCTTGCGATCCGATTTGCTGTGTTGCGGCGCCTGCTGCGGCGGCGCGATTGGGTGCGTCGGCTGTCCGCCGGGGTCCATCGGGTGCTCGGGATGCGGCCCGCCGCTCTCGCCACCGCCGCCACCCCCAACATTCGGCGGATGCGGCTTGTCGCCACCGCCCGAAGGCAACCACACCCAGCCATAGACCGGGGAATAGGCCCAACGGCCGCCCATGTCCTCGGTCGGAGGGGTTCCCGGCTGGCCGCCAGGCGCGATCGGGTGCGTCGGTTGGCCGGGCTGGTAGATCGGGTGAGAGGGATAGCCAGGCTGGTAGATCGGGTGAGAGGGATAGCCAGGCTGGCCGCCACCGCTGGGCGGTTGGCCACCGGGGGCGATCGGATGTGCCGGATAGGGCGGCAAGGAGCCAGGGCCGCCCCAGATGCCGGGAGGCTGACCGCCCGGCGCGATCGGGTGCGCCGGTTGGCCGGGCTGATAGATCGGATGAGAGGGATAGCCAGGCTGGCCGCCGCCGCCTGAAGGCGGGTAGTAGATGGGCGGCATGACGCCGGGTCCCCCCGGCATCGGCCCGCCGCCGATCTCGAGGCCCGCATAGGTCAGGACGCCGGTAATCTGGATAGGGATAGAAGGCATTGCATTCTCCTTCGATGGTTGAGGAAAAACCCGCCACGGCCGTGACGGGGCAGGCTAGGCGACCTTGTCCGAATCATCCTCTTCGACCGGCCCAAACCATTGGGCGCAGTGCTCGGGCTCGCCGTTGAACTGATTGCAATCCATGGGGGCCTCGACGCCGGGCACGACGCGCGGCTCACCGCCGACGCTGCCGTCCGTATACTGCCACAGGCTCCAATGCTTCCAAGTGCCTTTCGGCCAGGAGATTTTGGCCACGTTGGCGTTGTATTGCGCCAGCCACAACGAGGTGCGGGCGAGCTGGCGATCGTGCTTGTCGCCTAACTGCTCCTTCAGCAACGAACCGGCGTAGATGCAGATTTGCATGCTCGAATCGAGCCCGGCGATCGCGGCCACCGCCTCGTGCAGGTCGGTCAAGGTGCAGAGCGGGTCCTCATAGTCGATCGCCACCCGCGAGCCTGGCGGCAGCTCGGCATACTTGAGGAAATGCTTCATCTGCTCGGCCGCCTTGCCGTGCTTCAGGAAGTGATAGGCGCCCCATTTCAGGCCCGCGTCGAGCGCGTTGCGCATGCGGTCGGCATAGGTCTTGTCGGTGTAGGTGTGGCCCTCGGTGGCCTTGTGGATGACGCCGATGACACCGGCGTCGGCGACCTCGGAGAAGCTATCGACCTCGTTCCAGTGCGACAGATCGAGCGCGTCAATTCGCATTGCGATTCTCCGGCAGGCAGCGCTCGAATAGCATCTTTGTCTCGAGGTGTCGCTCGCCGCGCTCGGCGCGCAGCGAGAGAAAGATGGCGACCAGGAAGGCGGCGTTGAGCAGCACCAGGGCCAGCAGCATGGGCTGGCCGCGAAAACCCTTGGCCAAGCCCTCGCTGACGCTGGTGACGATCGAGGCCGGGCTCACTTATGCCTGCGCCTGCGCCCGTTCCCGTTCTCGCCGTTCTCGCCGTTCTCGCCGTTCTCGTCGGCGGGGGCCTCGCCGCTGGGACCGCCGCGGTGCTTGCCGCGCTTGCGCGGGTGCGTCATGTCCTCGCCGCTGCCGTGCGCCTCGACCTCCTGCTTGCGCCTCTCGACCAGGGCCTCCATGGCGGCGCGGGCCTCCTCGCTGTCGAGCGGGTCCCTGATCTCGTCCAGCATCTCGGCGAAGTTGTAGTCGTGCCGCTCGAGCAGCGCGCGGTAAGCCGGATCATCGCCATCGACCTTGACGAAGAACAGGCCTGGCCCTTCGTGTTGGCCGAGCTCCTCGTCATCCTCGAGGATCGCTTGGATGGTGGTGCGGGTGGAGCCGCCATAGGTGAGTAGCATTGGGGTTCTCCTTCAGTGAACGAGGTTAGACAGGCTTGGGCGGCCTGGCCGGTTTGATCGCCGTGGGGATCAGGCCCGCCGCCAGGGCCTGGGTGTAGTAGCGGTTGGTGCCGTCCACCGGGAAGAACAGGGTGGCCGGTCCCGGCACGGCGGCATAGCCGCCACCGGCGGCGAGCGTGTCGCCGGTCTGCAATGTCATGCACATCCAGCTCTCTTGCTGGTTCGTATAGGTGAGGGCGAGGGCCATGATCAGCCTCCTTCTAGTTGAGCGACGCGGCGCCGGAGCGCTTGCAGTTCGGCGACCAGGTAAGGCACCAGCTTCGAGGCATCCAGGCCGTAGGGGCGGAAGGCCTCGTCGTCGGGGTCCTTGTCGTTGCCGCGATGCACGGCATTGGGCACGTCCTCGATCAGCTCTTGCGCCACAAAGCCGTGATCGGGAAACGCTTCGCCCGTCTCGCGGCCTTTGACATCGCGAAGGACCCATTCGAAGGCGCGCGGTTTCAGCGCGTCGATGAGGCTGCCGGTGTCGATGGCCTCGCCGAGGGGGCGGATATTGCGCTTCAGCCGGGCGTCCGAGGAGGTGTTGTAGGCGACGTTGGCGCCGTTGGTGGTGATCGAGCCGACGAAGCCGCCCGAGCCCCAGAGGAAGGCTGCCAGATAGCAGGTGGTGAGATCGTTGCGGCAAACGATGGAGCCGTAGCCCGCATAAGCGGCGTAGCAGCCCAAGGCATAGTGACTGGGGTCCGCGCACATATTGACCAGGGCCTGGGTCATGATGTTGCCGCTGCCGCCAGGGGAACTGAGGTTGGGCTGGACGCCACTCGCCAGGGTCAGGCCACCGCTCATGGTGCCGCCGCTGAGACTCAGCTTGGTGGTGTCGTTCGGATGCACATGGTCGCCACGGCTGAAGGTCGTGGCCACGCCGGGGTTGACGCTGCCGGGCGCGCTCGGGTTGGCGCTCGAGGCTGCGGGCACGCCGGAGAGAGTGACACCGGCGGAAATCGTGCCGCCGGTGAAGGCCACGGCACTGGAGCTCAAGCTGGTGAAGTGACCGGCGACCGGCGTGCTGCCGCCGATGACGGCGTTGTCGATCGCGGTCCCGGTCAGCGTGCCGCCGACGATGCTGCTGCTGCTCAGGGTGCCGCCGCTGATGGCGGTGTTGCTGATGGTGCCGCCGCTGATGGCGGCGCCGCTGGCGCTCATGGAGGTGAAGTGACCGGCCGTCGGCGTGGTGACGCCGATCGGCGTGTTGTCGATGGTGCCGCCGACGATGGTGTTGTTGTTGGCCTGCACGCCCGCGATGGTGCCGCCGGTGATGGCCACGTTTGACGCCGCTTGCGTCGCCATGGTGCCGAGGCCGAGCGCCGTTTGGGCCGCCGCCGGTGTCGCCGCGACGAACACGCTCGAGCCGACTGTCGAGGCGCCGATCGCCGTCTGCGCGGCGCCGGTCGAGGCCGCCGCAAACACCGCCTGGCCGACCGCCGAGGCGCCGATCGCCGTTTGCGCCGCGCCCGCATTGGCGGCGGTGAGCACCGCTCGGCCGACGGCGGTGGAATCGGAAATCTGCGTCGAGACGATGGTCGTGGCCGCCGCCGCCGTGCCGCCGCCGGTGACGGCCCAGCGCGACACGCCGTCCGACTGCAGGGTGATGAAGAAATACGGCGCGTTGAGCGTCGCGGTGAGCGGCGCGGGCACGCCGTTGATGAGGTCCGAGCCGGAGCGCGCCACGGTGATGGTGTTGGTGCTCGAGCAGCTCCCCAGGAGATCGAGCACGGTGATGGTCTTGCCCGCCGCCACGCTGGCGGCGAGCGGCAAGGTCGCGGTGACCGGGCCGGTGAGCGTGCCGAAGCCGACCGAGGTGTCGTCCGGCGAGATGGCGTAATTGGCAGTCGGCTCGCGCAGGCCGGTGACGCGGTTGAGCGTCCATTTCGAGCTGCCGTCGCAGGTAAGCGTCAGGCCTGCGTAGGGCCGCGACAGGATGCGGTTCGGCCAGCCGTTGATGCTGTCCGAGCCGCTCGTTTGCACCACCCAGTGATTGGTGGTCGAGAGGCCGCCGACCTCGTCTTGCAGGGTGACGGCGTGGCCAGGCGCGACGGTCGCCGCCGGGGGCAGGGTCAGGGTGCGGGTGGCGGTGAGCGGCGCCGTGAGGCCGACATAGCGATCGCCGAGGGCCACCGCATAGTCGCTGTCGCCGACAGCGCTGCGCTGGTCGATGGTTTGGATCTGATTGATCAGGTGATCGAGGCGGATTTTGTCGTAATTGCCGGTCGTGTTGTCGAGCACCGCCGTGTAGAAATTGCTGGGCGGCGTCAGCACCGTCTCTTCGAAGAGCGGCGCGTAATCGAGCGTCATCGCCCAGGCGCTCGGGTCCTGTTTCTCGATTGAGATTCCCGGCCCCGAGATGATGGTCGCCGGGAAGGGCACATCGGTCAGGACGGTGATGCTCGGTGCCGAGGAATCGAAGAGCGACATGGGGAGCTCCTAAGCCGTGGCCATTGCCTGCGGCTGCATGACGATGCCGTCACGCACCGGCAGGTAGCCGATGGCGACCTGGATGGTCTGGGCGCCGTTGCTGCAAGTCAGTCCGACCTTGTACATGCCCGCCGGGAGTGAGCGCATCGAGGCCACCGGGAAATAGACATAGAGCATGCCCGGCCCGGTGACGGTGAGCTCGCCGGTGAGCGTCGAGCCTTGCAGCACCGCCGTGCGTCCGGCGTAGGCGTTGCCGTAACCCGAGCCGTAGTTGAAGCTGCGATAGCCCGAGCCTGGCGGCGGCGCCGTGGGCACGACGGCGATATAGAAATCATCGCCGGAGAGGTCCACGAGCTGGCCGCTCGAGCGCTCGAGGAACTGGATGGGCAAGGCCCAATCGCTCTGGTTGGAGGCTTCCTTGAGCTTCGCGTGAAAAGCCATCAGAGCACCAAATAAAAGGTGACGAGGATCGCTGGCGGCACGGTGTTGTGCGGCGTGTTGCCGCCGACCGGGTCCGAGGTCAGCGTGTGAAAGTGCGCGCCGCCGGTGTCGGTGGTGAAGGGATGCGTGTGCGGCTGCGTGGTGTCGTTGAAGTTATGCAGATGCGAGCCGTCGGCCGAGATGCCGTGCGTATGGGCGGGCGAGGCGTTGAGGATCAGGGTGTGCGAATGCTGGCCGTCGGTGGCGATGCCGTGCGTGTGCGGATTGCTCTCCGTGCCGGTTTGTGCCGCGCCGCCGCCCCACCAGTAGGTCGAAGAGGGGCCAGGTCCGGCGCCGGTGTTGACGCTGGCAGGCACCCAGGAGCCATGCGTATGCGATTGCAGGTCGCCGCTGGTGGCGTTGCCATGCGCGTGCTGGCCTTGCGTGTCGGTGGAGCCGGTCGGCGTGAAGGCGCCGCCCGACGCCGTCAGGCCGCCATGCGCGTGCGTGCCCTGCACGTCGGTGACCTCGGCGACCGAGATCAGCGGGTTGGCGTTGGTGGTGCCGGTGTGCTGATGCGCGCCGCCGGTGGCGGTGGTCGCCGTCACCGTGAAGATCGGCATCTCGGTGACGGTGACCAGATGCGTGCCTTCGCCGAGCGTCGAGCCGAGCTGCGTGGCGTTGCCGGTGTGGAAGGGCGCGCCGTTCAGCCGACCTGACGCCGAGGCGTCGAGCATGAACGGCGTGCGGCCGGAAAAATCGGGCAGGGTGAGCGGCTTGTCGGCAGCGAAATCGGCGGCCGCGGTGGCGCCACGGCCGCCTTGCACCGGCAAGGTGGCGTCCTGATCCCAGAGCCAGACATAGAGATTTTGCGCGGTGGGGTCGGCGAACTCGGTGGCGCCGGAGAGCTCCGAGCCGATCGACTTGCCGTTGCAGCGCACCCGGCCGGTGATGATCGCCGTGCCGTAATTCCAGACGAGATCGCCGGTCATCAGCGGCTTGTCGAGCGAGCCGACCGGCGGCGGTGGCGGCGGCGGCGTGGGGTCGCCGGGCAGGTTGTCGATGTCGCGGATCAGGACCCCGGCCGAGCTCAGGATGCGCATGCGGTAGGGGTTGCCCTGCAGCCAGGCGGGCGGAATGCAGCTCGAGGCGTCGGTGAGCAGCGGCTGCTGCCAGGGATGCTGCAAGAGGCCGTCTGAATAGGCCACGCGCGGCGTCAGCGTGCCCGCGTCGTAAAAGCTGACTTGCGCCCCGACTTGCGGCCGCGCCTGAAAGAACACCGGCTGCGTGGAGAGCGGGCAAAAGACGGTCATCGGCCGAGCACGCTTTGGGCGGCACCGATCGCGCGGTTGCCGAGCGCCTGATACTGGTCGCCGCTGCCACTCGCACCCGCCATGACGGCAAGGCGCGCGACCAGCCTGGCCGCTCGCGGCGAGCCTTGCGGCTCTTTCATCAGCTGCCGAAAGCGCATTTGCGCTTCAGGCTGGGTGAGCAATTTGCCGAGCTCATCGAGGTTCTGCCCGAGCTGCCATTTCTGGATCATTTTGAGCGGTCGAGGCGGCAGCCTGACGCCTTTCGCCTCGTCCAGCATTTCCCCTTTTTCCGCAGTCATCGACTGTGCCGGAAGCCGAGAGCGAGAGGCCCCCCAATAGTCCACAAATTTCTGAAAGCCCGCGTAGGTGTCCTTGCCGTTGGGCAGCGCCTCGACCGCGGCTTTGAAGTTGTCGGCAGATCGATCGCCGCCCGCCAGGTTCTTGACGATGTTGCCGCCCGCCATCGGGTTGGCGCCTTTTTGCGTCTGCTTCATGGCCTTGTCGGCGACATCGGCGAAGTGCTCTTCGACCAGAGCGTTGGCGAGCCTCTGATTGCGGCCACCGATGCGCTTGATGAAATCGCCGACATCCTGGGGCGCGATGTCGCCGCTGAAAAGCTGCCGCGTCATGGCTTGCGTCGAGGCGTCGGAAGCTTGGTAGAGCTTGCCGCCAGGCCCGCGCATGAAGGGCTCGAGCCGCTCCTGTGACAGCGCCGCATGCGTTTCCTGGGCCTGCTCGTAGGCGCCCTTGGCCGCGACATTCGTCGGCCCGACCGCGCCAGGCGCGGGCGCGCCGATTCCCCGCGAGCCCGTGGCGTTCTTGAGCGTCGCCTCGACCGCGTCGGCCGCCGCCCCGACATTGCCGCTCTTCAGCTTCTCGCCATTGGCCCAGAGGGTCTGCGCCCGCTCGCGCAAGAGCTTGCGCACCTGATCGTTGACCATCACCGAATCAGGGCCGTGGCCCGCCAGCGTCGCGTTCAGCTCGTGGTCGTTGAGCACCTCCTCGCGCGCCCGCCGCACGATCTCGTTCTTGTCGAGCTCCTGCATCATGTTCGGCGTGAGCTTCTGCGTCTCGGCCTGGCGATAGAGCGGCTGTGTCTCGGCCTGGATGCCCTTCTCGATGTCGCCCTTGGCGCCGCGTGTCTCGGCCTGTGTCTCGGGTCCGATGTCGCGCCGGTTCATCGGTGTCTCTCGGCCGCGCAACACGCCTTTGGCCTCTTCCACCGAGGCCGGAATATCCTCGCGACCGCGCTGCTCGACCATGCGCGTGATGTCGCCCTGGCCGCGCGCCTCAGCTAAATGCTGCGCCGTGCGCATGTCGATGCGGCCGTCCGAGGCATGATAGATCGCCTCGGCCCGCGTCAGCGTCGGACGCCCCTCGCGGACATTGGCCTGGTAGAGCTGCTCGGCCTTGTCGAGCACGCCTTGCGCCTCGCCGGGATCAAGCCCTTTTGTCGATCGGCGCAGGATGTCGCCGACTGCCTCGGGACCACGATTGAGCAGCCCGGCGGCGCCGCCGGTCGCCAGCTCGATGCCGCCCTTGACCAGGTCGGCGCTCTTGCGCAACGGCTCGAGCACCGGCGTATTCTCGACGGCCTGCTTGTAGCCCTCCCCCGCCACGCCAGGGGCAACCGCGTAATTGACGAGCGGGTTGGCGAGCGGGCCGTGGGTGCCAGGCCCGATCAAAGCCCGCTTGACGCCTTGCTCCCCGATCCTCCCGGCCGCGCCGACATCGGCCGCCAGCTCGGGAGCCGCCTCGGGCGCCACCGCCAGCGGCGCCAGCGTGCCGACCTCCTTGGAAATCGCGCCTGGTGTCGTCGTGGGCTGATAGTTCGGATCGGTCTTGAACACCGGCGAGCTCACCTCGCCCGGCCGCAAGGCCTCGCCGACCCTTTTGAAAGTGCCCGCCGAGGGCTTGTCGCCAAACCATTTCGCGGTGCGCCCGAGAGCGCGCACCGCCGCGCCTGGCGCGTCGCCGATCATCTGCACGCCCTTCGTCGCCCCAGCGTCGAAGCCGCGCTCGATGTCGTGCCCATAGCGCGCCGCGCCGCTGGCCAGGCTCTCGCCGCGTGTCGGCGGCGGCAGAGAGCCCGCCTCGTCGCGGCTCGATCTCGCCAAATCTTGCACCATTTGAGGAGCGGGCCCGGCGGGCGGCGCCGTCAGTTTTGCATGATGCTGATCCACCTCATCGGAGGTGGAGGGAGCGTCGTTGAGCATGCCCATCTAGCGAGCGTCCTCCGTCTTTGTATGGGGCTTGCCGTCGAGCGGGCTGATGTAAACGTCGCCCTTGCCGAGCGCCTTGTAGGCCGGGTCACTGTCGCTGGTCGGGCGCGGCAACAACGGCTTGCCGTCTGCGCCCTTGGCACCGAGGGGCTGGTTGGTGAACGGGTCAAGAAGCTGATGCGCCGGATCCGCGAGATACGCCTTGGTCTTGGCCTGGTAGTCGGCATAGCTCGTCGCCGACGAGGCAATCTCGCCGAGGTCGGCATTGCGCTGCGCCGTCTGCGATAGAATCTTCACCAGGAGACGGTTGCCGGAGACGGTGTTCATCAGCCCTGGATAGGCCACCAGCATTTTCTGGAACTCGAATTGCGTCGGCCGCGCGGTCATCCCCTTGCTCGCTTGGGCCGCGAGCTGCGTGTTCATTTTCTGCAAGACCTGCTGGGCATCGACAACCGGGCTGGTGTCGCCGGTTATTGAATTGAGGGCCTTCCCGGCCTCCAAGATCGTCTCCGAGCCAGGGCCGGTCGTGCCGCCGCCCTTTTCGATCTGATCGAGCGCGCCCGAGACGATCGGCAGGCTGTCGAGCATGTCACGCGAACCGCGCCCGGCATCGGTGACCTTCTGCATCTCCACGGCTTGATCTTCGCCGCGCTTTTTATCGAAGGCCGTCTCGCCAGCCCCAATCAGCGGCTGCTTCTTCATCTGCAGGAACTCAGCAAAGCTTTTGTCGTAGCCTTGCTTTTTGGCGTATTCGTATTCGGCGATGTCGGCCGGGTCTTTGGTCTTATCCTGATACTCGTTGAAGGTGCCGGTGTAGCCGCCCGCCTTGGCGTATTCGTATTCCTTCTCGGTGGTGGTCTTCTCCATGTCCTTCTGCGCCTGGTCGGCGATCTTGCCGAAAATCTCGGCGTAGCCGGTGGCGCCCATGGCCGTGTACTTTTGCTGCATGCGCAGGGCGTAGTTGTAGCGGTCCTGCGCCGACATGCCGCCAGCGGCCGCCTGGTTGTTGGCCGTGGTCGCCACCTGGGTGGTGGTGGCCGCGCTCGGTGCCTGAGCGCCCGGCGTGCCATAGGTGTATTTGCCGCTCGCCAGGTTCTTCGCGACATCGTCGGCCTCGTCGTCGGACGCGACCCCCTGAATACCTTGCAGCTTGGCCACGTCCGCGACATTCGGCGCCGACTTGTCGCTATCGTCGGCGGCGTCGGCCGCAGCCCGCGTCCAGGGCTTGCCGTTGATCATCACCGCCGGATCGGGATTGGCGGCCGAGGCGATCGCAGTCGGAGCCGCGCCCGGCCCGGCCGGTGCCGCCGGAGCGGCTGCGGGAGGTGCTACCGGAGCGGCGACAGGAGGAGCGACCGGAGGCGCGACGGGAGGAGCTCCCGCACCCCCGACCCGTGGAGGCGGCGGCAAGGCCGCTGGGACGGCGCCTGGCTGGGGTCCTGGCGCGCCGGGCATGCCACCCCCACCGGCGAAGCCAGCCGCTCCCTGGCCCTGCAAGAGGCCTCCTAGCCCACTGAGCAGATGCCCTGGGATGCCGAGGACGCCGCCGAGCAGGCCACCCAGGCCGCCGCCGCCAGGCCGCGCCGCTGGCGCGCCCGCGCCGGTCGGCAAGCCGCTCGGCGTCACCGCAGGCTGCGGCGCTTGCGGCTTGTAGGTGGTGCCGCCGGGAATCGCCGTATTCCAGGCATCACCCGCGAACGCGGTCGGCCGCGAGGGCGGCACCGGCGCCTGCGTCGCGGACGGTGGCGACACACCGGTCGGCGTCACCGTCGCCGGGGGCGCGCCCCCTCCGCTCGGCGCCGCCGAGCCGGGTCCCGAGGCGCCGGGCTTGTTCAAAGCCGCGATCTGCTTTTGCTGCACCTCGACCTTTTGCGCCGGTGTCAGCTTGGCCATGGCGTCGGGATTGTAGGGATTGATCAGCGTGCCATCGGCGAGCGTGATAATGTTCGGCGTCGCTGCCGCCGCAGGCGCCGCAGGCGCCGCGATCGGGTTGCCGTTCGCGTCAACCCGATCCTCGTCGGCCAGCGTCGTGCCGACATTCGTGCCACCAGTCGTGGCGGCACCGGGTCCCGCGAATTGCTGACCCCCGCCCGGCAAAGCCGAGCGCGGCGACACCGGCGGCGGCGGCGACGGCTGCGTCAAATGTCCAAACATGCTCGCCAGCCGGGGATTCCCCGCCTCGACCACCGACATGGCCGCCGCGACCCTGGGGATGTCGGTAGAACTGAGCGGCTGATTCGGATCGAGGCCGGTCTGTGCCGCAACCCGCTGCGCGTAAGCTGCGGTCGAACCGGCGGCATTGGTGGGGTCCTTCACCGGCGACCATCTCGCGATGATGCCGTTTATGGTATTATTGCCCCCGGCCAGATAGAGGTGCGAGTTCTGCAGCAACGAGGTCATGGCCGAGGCACCGGCCTGCGGCGTCTCAAACTTGGCGAAACGCCCGTCGCTGCCGACATAGCCAGGCTGCTTTTGCGCGAATTGGCCATCCTCGATATTGCCGGGGTTGTTGTTGCGCTCGGCCCGCGAGGTGCCGCCGGGGCCATAAGCCTGCGAGCCAAAACCGCCCGCGCCGATGGTGCCGGTGGTGGAGCTCGTCGGTCCCGGTACGCCTAGCGTGCCCGCCGGGCCTCCCGTGGCACCACCACCGCCGAGGAGCGGCGCCAGATCGTCCGCCGCGCTCTTCCCCGCCTGCTGGTTCTGCACCAGGCTGGAGAGCTTCATCATCAGGTCGGGGTTGCCCATGCGACCGGCGATCGCCATGGCACCGGCATAATCGCCGTTCTTCAGCGCGTCGCCGAGCTGCTGCTGCTGGCCGAAATTGTAGGAGTTTTGCAAGCCGGTGCCGAGCGCATTGATGCCCGACTGCGCCATCTGGAAGAACGGCGAAATC